TCCTGCGCCAGTTCGGGTTCAACATCGGTGAAAGCGCTGGCATCGCCACCCACACCAAAGGCACCGGCGCTTCCTACCTGGTGAACAACGCCTCGGGCGAGCCTGTCGGCGACACCGTGATCACGGTGGACACTGGCACCGGCACCATCCTCGCCGGCGACATCGTGACCTTCGCGGCTGACTCGGCGAACAAGTATGTGGTTGGCGGCGCGCTGGCGTCCAACAACTTCACGCTGAACCGCCCCGGCCTCAAGGCGCTGATCCCGGACAACAACGCCGTGACGGTCGGCAACAACTACGTCCCGAACATGGCGTTTGAGCGTTCGGCGGTTGTCGGCATCATGCGGCCACCGGCCATGCCGGCCAACCCGACGATCTCGCAGATGCTGATCTCGGACCAGTTCGGCATGACCTACCTGATGCTCGACATCGCGGGCTACGGCATGCGGACTTGGGAACTCCACCTGGCCTACGGCTTCAAGGTCGTGCAGCCGGAACACGTCGCGCTCATCATGGGCTGATCTTTCTGAGGGGGCGAGGTTGCCCGCCCCCTTTCTCAAGATCAGGGGCTAACGCATGGCACTCACCACCACACCGGGCGATGCGGCGGCCAACAGCTACGTCTCGCTCGCAGACGCGAACACCTACCACACCGCGCGGGCAAACAGCGCGTGGACCGGCACGGATGCGGCCAAAGAAGCCGCGCTGATCCGGGCCACGCAATGGCTGGACGGCCGCTACGGCGACCGCTGGCCGGGCACGCGGTGGAAGCTGCGGGCGCAGGCGCTGGACTGGCCGCGGATCGAAGCCTACGACCGCGACGGAACGGACATTGACTACGACAGCATCCCGCCCGAAGTGGTCGCGGCTACCTGCGAAGCGGCACTTCGGGAATTGGCCACGCCGGGCAGCCTGTCGCCGGACGTGACGCCGGGCACGGCCAAGGTTCTGACCGAGGTCAAGGGCATCAAGTGGACGCCTCTGCGGTCCTCTGCGGGGGCGCAGGACATGACGCCGACGCTGACCGCGGTTGACCGGGCCTTGGCGCCGATCATCGGCGGGGGCAACGGGCAGGTGCAGGTGTTCCGGGCATGAGTGAAAACTGGTCCGCCATCGCCGCAGAGATTGCCGACGCCATCGGCTCGGTCGGCTTCACGGCCATCCTTGAGGAACGGCTGGAGACGGACGGCCCCGAAGGCGACACCTACCGCCGTGTAGAAGACATCACGGTCATTGACGATCAGATCGACATGCGGGACGCTGGCGGGATGATCACTGGCCGCAAGCGCGTTCTGACCATCAAGGGCAACGGCAGCGTGCCGAAGAAGGGCTGGCGCGTGGAAGTGCGGGGCGAGGTCCACCGGATTGCCGCGGTTCGCCCGCTGGCGCCGGGTGGCGTTGACCTGCTGTTTGACCTGGAGTTGGAAGGATGAGCAACGCCCGCCGGGCAGGATTCACCATCGGCTTCGTGCTGGGAGAGGCGACCAAGTGGCGCGCGTCCTGGTTCTTCGTGGGTTTGGCGCTTGGCTGGGGGCTGAAGGGATGACAGGGCATGACGTAGCAATCCGGGTTCTAACTGGCGAGATCATGCCGGAACAAGGCGAAATTGCCGTTCAGGGCATGGACCAAAATGCCTTCTTCTCGGCTGATCACGTCTACCGGATGTTGAATGAGATCAACGCCCAGTCGGAGCGAAAGCTTGTGATCGTGCGGAGCCAGTCGTGGCTTAAGCGGCTGTTCGCGTTTCTTGGGTTTGCCCAATGAGCCGCTTCCCCACCGCCCTGCAACGCCAGATCGACGCGCTGGAGCCGGTCATTCGTGACGCCTTCCTGCGGTCTATCGCTGACATGCGGTCGGAGGCGCAACTGTCGCTTGTCGTGGACGCGCTGGAGAAGGGCGACGTGCAACGCCTGATCGCGGTGCTGAACCTTGACCCGACCTTCCTTGCGCCCTTGGACCGCGCCATTCAGGGCGCCTACATCGAAGGGGGGCTGCGGGCGTTGTCCGGGCTGCCGGTCATCCCTGACCCGGTGACCGGGGGAAAGTCGTAACCCGCTTCGACGCGCGCAACCCGCGCGCGGAGCGGTGGATGCGGGAGCAGGCGGGCAACCTGATCGAAGGCATCCTAGAGGACAGCAAGGAGGCCGTGCGGCTGGCCGTCGAAGCGGGACAGCGTGAGGGGCTGAACCCGCGGGCAACGGCGCTGGAGATCACCGGGCGCATCAACCGGGCCACCGGCTTGCGGGAAGGCGGCATCCTGGGCCTGAACTCGGCGCAGACGGATGCGGTCATTCGCGCTCGGGCCGAGCTTCTGAGCGGCGACCCGGCGCAGATGCGGAACTACCTGACGCGGGGGCGCAGGGACGCACGCTTCGACCGGCTGGTGCAGAAGGCCATCAAGAACGGCAAGCCGCTGTCCCGTGCCGACGTGGACCGCATCACGGGGCGCTACAAGGACCGGCTCCTGGCCCTGCGGGGCGAGGTCATCGCGCGCAACGAAACGCTGGCGGGGCTGAACGCTGGCAAGGAAGAAGGCATTCGGCAACTGGTGGACGCGGGCAAGGTCCAACGGTCGCAGGTCAAGAAGATCTGGCGCGCGACGGGCGACGACCGGACGAGGGACAGCCACCTTGCTCTGAACGGGGTCGAGGCCGGGCTAGACGAGCCGTTTATCTCGCCGCTGACCGGGGCGCAGATGATGTATCCGCACGACACGTCCCGCGGGGCGCCGGCGAGCGAGATTATCCAGTGCCGGTGCTTCTACGAGGTCAAGATCGACTATCTGGCGCCGTTTAGGGGCAACTGAAGAAGTAGCCAACCCGGCGCTGATCTGAAACCAACGGCTTGGCAGAAAGAATCTTGGCGGTGGGGCAATGCGCTTCCGCCGCGGCAAGGATCGCAGGGCTGGGCTTGATGCCCGCGGCGATCTCTTCCGGCGAGAATAGCTTGGTGCCCGGAACGTAGACTGTATCGGCGTCAAGGTTCGGCACGGCAAAGCCTGGGCTGTCGTCTTCCGGCGCGCAGGCGGAAACAAAAACAACTGCAAGCAGAACGAAACGCATCGGTTCCTCCTATGGGGCGGCAGTGACGTGAGCACCTTCACCGCGCAAATCAAGGGCTTCACCGACCGGGCCAAGGAAAAGATCGAGGCTGTGGTAAAGCAGTCGGCCCAAGAAGTGTTCAGCATTGCACAGACACCCGTTGCGCAGGGCGGACGTATGCCTGTGGACACAGGTTTCCTGCGCAACTCGATGGTGTCGGAGATCAACGGCGCCACGGTCGCCGGCGGCGGGGACGCCTACGTCCTGGCGGTGGCCGGGATGGACCTCGGGGACGTGATCTTCGCCGGGTGGACGGCGGAATATGCCCGGTTTCAGGAATACGGCACGTCGAAGATGGCGGGCAACTTCTACATGCTCGGGGCCGCGCAACAGTGGCAGGCCATCGTGGCGAAGAACGCAGAGGCGATCAGGAACACATGACCGCAGCCGCCACCCACGCCGCCATCAAGGCCCGGATTCAGGCGCTGACCTTCACGCCTGCAATTCCGGTCGCATGGCCGAACAAGGACTTCATCCCGACCGGTGAGCGGTTCCTTCAGGTCGCCATCGTTCCGGCCCCGCCGCAACGCATGACCATCGACGCGCTGCACCGCCGGGCCGGTTCGGTGGTGATCACGGTCGCCAGCCGCGCGAACAACGGCAGCGGCGAAGGCGACGGGCTGGCCGATGCGGTTGCAGCCCACTTCCCTGCGGACCTCCGCTTCGGCGGCATCCGCATCACGGCTTCCCCCTCCATCCGTGAGGGTTTTCAGGACGGGGGCTACTGGCGGACGCCGGTGGTGATCCCCTTCGAGGTTCTCGACTAGGCCCTTTCGCCGCCTGGGCAACGGCTTCCCAAACGATAGGTGACACCATGCCTCTGGTATCCACGGCAGGCTGCAAATTCTACATCGGGGGCACGCTCGCCGCGGGCCTCGTGGACTTCACGGAATCCTCCTTTGCCTCCATCACCTGGACCGAGGTTGACGGGTGGATGACCAAGGGCGACTTGGGCGACAGCGCCGAAGAGATCAGCACCCCGCTGATCAACCGGGGCCGCGTGGTCAAGCAGAAGGGCACCTTCGATGCGGGCACGATGGAAAACGTCTTCGCCTGGACGCCGACGGACGCGGGGCAGCTCGCGCTGATCGCCGCTTCCAAGGACCGGCTGGAGCGGGCGTTCAAGGTCGAATACTCGGACACTCCGGCGGTGCGGTCCTCGACCTTCACCGTCACCATCGCCTCGCCGGGCGTTGTCACCTGGAACTCTCACGGCCTGACCGCTGGCGCCAAGGTGATCCTGTCCACCACCGGCGCGTTGCCCACTGGCCTGACCGCGGCGACGACCTACTACGTCATCAACCCGGCCACCAACACCTTCCAGCTTGCCGCCACCCGCGGCGGCGCTGCGATCAACACCAGCGGCTCGCAGTCGGGCACCCACACGGTCACGACCCAGCCCGAGCCGTCCATCGACTACGCCACCGGCTACGTCATGGGCGCTCCCATCGGCGGTGGCGGTGCCAACGACATCCTGACCATTTCGGCCACTATGGGCGTCAACTCCAACATTGTGGCAGTGGCGGCGCGCGGCTGATGGAACTCGGGGAACTCCGCCGCGACATGGCGGCTATTGACGGTGGCCGCTGGGTCGCTGCCGACGAAGTGCCGGAACTGCGCGACATCAGGATCAAGGCCCGCGGGCTTGGGTCTGC